AACAATGACGCTACAAATACCAAAAAAGATACGCATTAACCCGCATTTTAAGCGCGTTTAAAACGTTTCTACCCACTACCCATATAAATCATCGATATTATATAACATGCGTTTATTCGCGTTGAAAAGTACTTAACATTCTCTCAACTGTAATGCGCAGGAGACTTGGATGCCACAGGAAGCCTTCGTATATTTACGGTGTTCGAGTGGTTCGGGCAATTAAAAATGTAAAATAAATAAATAAAAATTAAAAGTTATGATGATTGATTTAGAAAGTAAAAAGTATTTAACAAAAGAAAACATTAAAAGTTTAGCGCCTAGCGTTTTTTCTTCAAAACCTTCAAATGAGGTTTCAAAACATTATGTTCACATCCCAACTGAAAGGGTAATTGATGATATGGAAGTTTTAGGTTGGAAAGTTGCAGATGCTAAAGAGGTTAATGCAAGAACTAAAGGAACTAGAGGGTTTCAAAAACACCTATTAGTATTTAGAAATGATGAAATTGTTATTAATGGTGAAGATGGTGATACTGTTTTTCCTCAAATATTATTAACAAATAGTCATGATGGTAAAAATGCATTTACCTTCACAGCTGGATTATTTAGAATGATTTGTTCAAATGGTTTAGTAATTAGTACTCAAGAGTTTGGCTCAGTTAAAGTTAGACACATGGGTTATAATTTTGAAACAATTCAAGAAACAATAAAAGAAATTGTTGATCAATTACCTTTAACTGTTGAATCAATGAATAAAATGAAATCTACAGAGTTAAATCAAGAAAAAGCTCTTGATTTTGCTAAAAAAGCTTTAAACACTCGATTTTCAGAGGATGAATTAAAGAGAATTAAAATTGATGTTATGGAATTATTAAACCCAGTTCGTAAAGAAGATGAGGGTAAAGATTTATGGTCAATATTTAATGTAGTTCAAGAGAAAATCATTGAAGGTGATTTCGAATATCAAGCTGCTGGTAAGAGTAGAAAAGCTAGAGAAATTAAAAATTTCAAGCAAGATATTAATGTTAATGAAAAATTATTTGATTTGGCATTAGAATATGTTTCATAATAAAATTCAATAAATTGAGCCCCCAATTTGGGGGCTTTTTTTTTCTTAAAAATAACTTGTAGTGTTAGGGCAAGATATTGATATTTATGGGTATGGACATTAACCGTATATTCAATTTATTCAACTCTGGTGGTGGAGACTTTAGGTCCCCCCTTAATGATGGATTTGATGAGGATAGGGAATTTGATGAATTTAAAACAACCCCACAATATAAAATTGGGATGTTTGAAAAAATGATCCTAAATCATAATAACATCAGTACTACCGTTACCAATTTATTTAAAAAGTCTGATGAGGAATTTAATCTACTAGAAGTAGAGGAGGCGGGTGAGTACATTGCATACTTTAGAGCATGGGATTACATAGTTGAATGTGACCTAAAAGATGATTGCTGGAAGGATAGTTTATTATTAAGAGATATAGAATACCTTAATACTGCTGTAAGATTGGCAATTCATTACTTCGAAGGTTATGAAGAATATGAAAAATGCTCACTTCTCAAAAGTATCCAACTTTTTCTTGAAGATAACTTGGATTCCAAATCCTAAACCCGTATATTGGTGTTACGGGGTTGTTAGAAACCTTAAAATGTATAAATGAAAAAACGTGACCAGGTAACAGGTTGATAATGTTATCAACGGTTAATAATGTTATCAACGGTTAATAATAAACAACACATGAGAAATAAACAATTAATGCAAAATCGCATTCAAACCCTAAATGGATTACTTAAGAAGCTGGATATGGCTATTCATAGAGGTGGGAGTAAGAATGAAATAAATCAATATCAAAAAGATATTGTTACCCTAGTTCAAGATATAAGTGACATTGTAGAAAGAGAATAATATGGAATTAAAAGCAGAACAAATACAATCCAATTGGGATGAGTTTCTAGGTTATATTAAAACATATATTCCAGGAACTCGAGGTGAGAAATTAATGAAATTTTATTTAAAGCATGAGGAAGAATTCATGTTAATGCCCGCATCCCATAAAAAAGCTTACCATAATGCATTTCCAGGAGGATACATTGAACATGTTAACCGTGTTATTAAAGGTGCCTTATCAATTAATTCAGTATGGAAAGAATTTGGGGCAGAGCAAAATTATACAGTTGAAGAATTAGTATTTTCAGCTATAAACCATGATTTAGGTAAATTAGGGGATGAAGATAATTATGCCCATATTCCTTCTGATGATGAATGGAGGAAGAAAAACATGGGTGAAATGTATAAGTTTAACAATTCTATAGCTTATATGTCCGTTCCAGAAAGATCAATTAAACTTTTAGTTGATAATGATATTAAATTAACTCAAAATGAATGGTTAACAATTCGACTTCATGATGGTTTATATGACCCATCAAATGAACCATATTTGAAAAATTATATGCCTGAATTAAAACCCCGAACTTCACTCGTATTTATTGTACATCAAGCGGATTTAATGGCATCCCGAATAGAATTCGAAAGAGAATGGTTGCCTAAATTTAACAATAAAGAAATTAAGAAAGATAACTTTAAAGTTAAACCTAAGAGTATGAATTCAAAATCCAAAGCACTCAGCTCAATTAAGAGTGAAGGATTAAAAAACCTATTTGAAGAGTTATGATTGTAATAATAACAATTTCCACCTTATCAGTTTTAGTTGTATTATTAATATTTACAACTTTAAACCTCCTTAAAAAAAACGAAAAACAAGAAGATATTTTAGTTACATATCTTGAGTATTTAGATACAATTTCCAAAGTAATAGAAGCATCTGACAAAAAATTAGAAGAAATCGACCATAGTGGTGCTTTTAAAGCGGATGATGAGGTAGGATCATTTTTTAGATCCATTACCCAAATCCAAGGTATTTTAAATGATTTCAAAGTAAAAAGATTAAAGTGATTGTGGCCAAAAAAAGAAGGAAAAATTCGAAGAATTACTTCACACACGATACTGAATTAGCTATTGTTAGATATAATAATGAACCTAATTCAAAGATTAGAAGTGACATTTATAGGGATGAGATACATTATCCCTTTTTCAAACTAACAGAAAATATAATTCATACATTCAAATTTTATTATACTGAAGTAGATAATATAGAACATCTACAACATGAGGTAATAACCTTTTTATTGACTAAAATGCATTTATTTAATCCTGAAAGGGGAGCTAAGGCATATTCATATTTTGGTACTATAGTTAAAAATTGGTTAATAATATACAATAATAAAAACTATGCTAAACGTGTTAAATCAGCACCTGTAGATGACTTGTATAAGGATGAAACCTACTCAGTTAATATAGAAGATGAGAGAGTAACAGATAACCTTTCTTATTTTATAGATCATTATATTGAATACGTTGAAGATAATTTTGATACTTTTTTCCCAAAAGGTAAGGATGCTCAAATTGCAGATGCTATACTAGAACTATTTAGAAAAAGAGAAAGCATAGAAATTTTTAACAAAAAAGCTTTATATATCTACATTAGAGAAATAATGGCTACCAATGGTTTAGAAGCCAAAACCCCCAAAATTACTAAAATAGCAAATAAGTTATATGGTTTGTTCAAAAACAATTATATTTTCTTTTTAGAAACGGGGTATATTGATTTTGAGAGGGGTTAATTTCTCATATTTATAACCAATCCAAACCCATAAATATGAGCCACTTAGATAAAAAAGTATTTGGGAAAAAAACCTACTCAAATTTACTCAAAGAAATATACGATAATCAAAAAAAGAAAGAAGACCAAATTTCTGCCTTAATATCAGAACTTAAACCTTTAATTGAAGATATAGGTGATGCAACTTTAATAGTACCTTTAATTAAAGAATATATGGAATTGGGGATTAAAAACGATGAAGCCTTAATAAAAGTAGCTACAATTTTCAAAGAATATTTGCTAACGATGGAAAGGAAGAAGATGGGTTTGGTATAAGTGATGCTGAAAAAGACCAACTTTTAAAAGATATTAAAGGTTTACAATTACCACCTAAAAAAGACGATACTGAATAATGGGTTTTAATAGAGGCATATCTGCTAATGTTAAATTACCACCTGGAAGTAAATCCGGAGGTAATAGTAACATTCAACAAGCATTAACCCAAATACAAGGAGCTAAAGAAATTGGAAGAGTTACTGATATTATTTTAAACCAAAACTACCCAGATATAGAAAAATATGGTGGATTAAATGGTATAGGTACTATATTTTTTGAGCTTAACAATGTACAAAACCCTGGGAGAGGAATTGCAAAACCCTTCTACCCACAACTATCAGCTTACCCTTTAGTTAATGAACTTGTTTTACTATTTAAACTACCTAATAATAATATAGGTAGGAATACATCTGAAGAATCTTATTATTATATTAATATGGTAAGTCTATGGAATCACCCCCACCATAATGCCTACCCCAACCCAATAACCTCAACTACTCTACCAGATTCTCAACAAAAAGATTACCAACAAACCTCCGCAGGTTCAGTTAGAAGAGTAACTGATGAATCTACTGAAATAGATTTAAATAGCCCTATTAATCCCTCTCAAGCTACATTTGTAGAACGAATTAATATTCACCCACTTTTACCATTTGCAGGGGATATTATGTATCAAGGTAGATGGGGTAACAGTATTAGATTTGGCAGCACTGCAAAACCTACAGATATAAATGCGTTAAATGATTGGTCTGAAGTGGGTGAAAATGGTGATCCTATTACTATAATTAGAAATGGACAACCTTCTGAATCTTCAGATGAAGGGTGGGTTCCTATAACAGAAAACGTTAATGGTGACTTATCATCAATCTACCAAACATCGACACAAAAAATACCTATTCAAGTAGCAAGTGAAAATTATAGCTCATATGTTACACCACCTGAGATACCATCTCAATATACAAAACCTCAAGTTATAATTAATTCTGATAGGCTAGTATTTAATGCTAAAACTGATAGCA